TTAGTTCTCATCATCCAGTAAACTGTTGTAATTCCCGCAGCACCCGTTTCTTGTTCTAGAAATACACCATTTTCTGATGAACCATACCCCACTCTTTGTGTAAGGTTTGGTTTTGCTGGTTCCATCACAAATGTTTGGAGAACTTGTAATGCTTTTCCTGGTTGATACGAAAATACTCTTTTACTTTCTCTTACGATAGAACACCCCAATGTAGTTCCAATACCTAATGTTGCGGTGCTCTGGTGAGTTATAATTCCAACAGTAGATCCGGCACCAAGAACTACATCATCAAAATCTCCATCTTGAGAATATCTGTGAGTGCTATCAAATAAAGTGTATGGTTTTGAAACCTTCAATCTTCCAAAAAGATCTCCAGAAAATCCTTTTCCTAGTGGGGACTGATCGTATAAATGCGACATTATACTACCCTCCAACCATTTCTATAAACAAAAGTAAGTGAACCAAAATCATAAGCCAAAACTACGTAATCCTCTCCGTCTATTAAATCTGTTCCTGATGGGTAAATGTATATATGACGATTATTTCCTTTAGAGGCTTCTCCCCTTTCATCTTTTACAATATAAACTTTTCCATTTTTTCTTGGAGTTGGTAGAGTGATGTTAACTCTACCTGCGTAATTTACTCCAATGTAATAATCTTGTGGTGTGATTGTATATGAGGACGATGTTACATACTTAAGTGGCATATCCATATATGCCACGTTTGTTTCACCACCTCCACCTAAAGTTGAAAGTTGTTGTTGAATGCGATTGAGAAAAAGGTTATAATGCTTTTGTAAATCTTCAAAGGTTGCAAACTTTTGATCCGTTGGTGTTAATGGATCATTTTGTTGCTTAACAGTAGAAGGTTCGGAAAGAAGTCCTAAGGATTTTTCTATGAGTTCTTCTTTTGGTTCTTCAACTACTATTTCAATCTTTTCTTCAACTTGTGGTTTTGCAACTTTCTTTTTGCTTTTAGGTTTTTCAACTTTTTCAGAAAAAAGAAAACTTTCAAAAGCTTCTAAAGTTTTTTCTTGCTTTTCTTTTTTTTCTTTGTTTATTTTTTTAAGTGTATTAACCTCTTCAAAGATAGAATTTAACTCTAAATCACCAACTAGAGAGTTAAATTCTTCTTTTTTTTGTTTTTTCTCTTCTGCAATTAATTGAAAAAAGTCTGAGAGGTTAGACATTACTCATCACTCTTCAGTTTGCTCTTCTTCCTCTTCTTCACCTTCAATATCACCAAACATTGTGTTGGCAACTTCTGGTCTGAAAGCATCAATTTTTTCTGCTGATTTTGCAAAAAGCAGTTCTTTAATTTTATCACTGACTTGAGATGGTGATTCGTCAGAAATGATCATATCTAAAAGGTCATCCATATCTTCTAATTAAGTAGTTTCTCTTTATTTATATTGTGCCACCCTTGGGCATTTCTGCTGCTTTTCCGGATACTTCAGTTGCAGCACCTTGAGATTCTAAATCAGGCTCCATCACTGGTTTTCCAAGATCCATAGTCTCTTGACCTGCTTCTAATGGCATACCTGTTGTTGGATCAACTGGTGCATTTGGATCTGGAATAATTCCATCTTTAATTTCTTTCTTGATCAAAGCATTTTGTTCTAAGATTTCCATATCAGTTTGTCTTAGAATTTTGCGTCTTACGTAATCTTGTGAGAAGTATCTACCAACATATGGTTCAGCAGATGCAACCATTGCCAACCTTTCATTCAAAAGTTCAGCATCTTTGAGTTCTGAGAAGTGATTATCATAGAGGAAGTCATATTGAATGTGCTCACTCATTATCTCCCAATCTTCTGGTGTTACAACATTCTTTAAAATTAATTGAGTTCTGAGCATATCGTGGAACATATTTGAAAATCTCTTCCTTAATCTTCCAACGAACTTAGTGAATTTGAGTTCATCTCTTAAAATTTCAGATGAACGACCTAGGTTAAATCCACCTTCACCATCCATTCTTGATGGTGGGACATTCAATGAACGATAGAGTTTCTTTTTAAAGTATTCAATATCAGTGAGTTCTCCAAGGTTTTGTCCACCAGGAAGTGTGGTAATTTCAGTTCCTCTACCACCTTCACGACGAGGAAGCCAAAAATCTTCTAGTAATGACATATATTTTTTGTCATCACGAATTTCACCAGTGTTAGCATCGTAAACAAGCTTATTACGATATCTTTGCATTACATCTCTTAGATATTGCTCTGCCTTTACTTTTGGTAGATTACCAACATCAATATAGAAAATTCTTCTTTCTGGAGCACGAGACAATCTGTAAATAACAAGTGAGTCCTCAATCATACGGAGTTGGTTGAGTGACTTAATTGCTTTGTGGAGATATGAAAGCGTTGAACCTTTATTTCTATCTACGAGACCCGAAGTACAGTAAGTAATTGAATCTTTTGTAAACCTAACTCCCTGAGTTGTTCCAGACGCATTGATTGTTCCCGTTGGAAAAGAACTCTTTGGATTGTAAATAAAATACTCTTGCAATTCTGGAAACTTGTAGTCCATTGGATCTACATTTTCCGAAAATTGTGGATTTGGATTTCTGTTATTATCTTGCTTCTTCAACTGCCTGACATAACGCATCTTCATTGCGTCAATATATCTCAGGTCTTGAATTCCATCTTCTGGGTTTTTTAAATCAATTACTTTATGGTAGTAAAGTCTACCATCAACATACCAGTTTCTATATATTTCATGCGCTTTTTTGTCAAAGTCTAATAAACTAAGAATAGTTTTAAATTCTTGACGAATTTTATTTTTAATTCCATCACTAGCATTTAGATTGTCCAAATCAATTTGAACTGGACTATCATTTGTGTCCGATACGATTGCTTCGTTTACAATATCTTCAATGGCACTATCAACTTCAGGATGAAGTGCCATTTGACGATACTTTGTAATTAAATCATATTCAGTTCTATAGATTCCCTCAATATCTACATATTGTCCGTAGAAACCACTGCTTACAGTAAAGTCAGACCCGTCTTCATCATTAGGAACGACGGGTGATACTGCAGACTTTGGTAACTTATTTTCATCCTCAATTGAAAATCCAAAAAGATTGGCCATATTGTAGTTTTAACCTGTTTTCAGTATTTATCTAATTACGAAAGTGTTCCAGGACCATCATTGAGTTCAAAGTATTGAACTTGCAGTTCAACAGTAAATTCTGAAATTGTGTCAGTTGACTCATAAGAAAGGTCAAGAGCACTTACGTTGGTTGGGAAAGTTCCAAAAAGTTTTGCACTTCTTAGGGTTGAAACATTTCCAGTTGCTCCACTCTTTCTAGTTCCATCAACGTCTCTACCAAGTTGATAAACAACCATATCTGCTTGATATGAAGCTGGATCAATATATCCAGTGTTGTTATCTAACTTGCTTAGATAGTTCATCCACTTTTCAAAAGAGTGACGAAGTTTGAAGTCAGTATCATTGATGATGGTGATTGTCCATGGATCAAATGTTCTGTCTCCAGCAACTTTCAAAATTCTTCCTCTAAAAGGAACATCAATTGAAGCTACGTTTGAAGCAGGAAGATTTGCTGCTTTGCACAGAAATCTTCCTTTTGTTAGAGTTGCAGCATCAACACCAACATCTGCTGGGAAAGCCATTTCAACTTCAAACAGGTTGGGTCTTGAACCGCCACCAGTAAGTTGACCTTTGAAATCTGTAATTTTTCTGATAGGAATTGCCATTGGTTTTGACCTCCGTTATGAATTATTTAATAAATTAAACTCTGCCAGCTACTTCACTGAAGCTCACACCCGTGCGGGTTGCAACGAAGGTCAGACTTACAAAGTTAATTGACTTCGCAGGCTTGATGTAAATGTCAGCTCTGAACTCATTGTTGTCAATGACATCAGGTGTATTATTTGTGGTGTCACAAATAACGAGGAAGTCATAAATTCCTCTCTTTGCCTGAACATCACGAAGGAATGGTTCAACGATGTTTACAAAGTTTGCTCTTGTTACTTCATCATTGAATTCAAAGAGTTGTGCCTTTGCAGCATTTTCAAGTGATTTTTCAAGAGTTAGGAACAATCTTCT